ATCAAATGGTTAAATCACCATATGATGATCATAATTGTTGTGTATCATGTGGTTATACTTGGTGTCCTAATTTAGAAGAATGTGTTAGACTTTGGGAGACATATTGTGAAAGTTTAGAGAATGGACATTAAATTATTCTTCTTTTTCTAATAATTCTCTAACTTTATCATATCCATCTAATGTATATTTTAAAGCATCAACATTTAATATCCAATCACCTTCACCTGTATAATTTAAAAATTCATAACGTTCTAAAGCTTCTATTATACATTGTGTAAATTCTTGATTAAATGATTTATCATAACGATTAAACTCATACCAGTGATATGAGTTTTCATCCCATACTTTATCAGATTCCTCTTTATAATATTTTTCAAGTGATTCATATTTTTTCACCTTTTCCAAAAGTGATGCCTTCACAAATATATTTATTTTTTTATCATCATTAATATCTTTAATAATATTAATCATTTCATTACAATTACCCATAAACCACTCTCTGCCTTCATATAATATAAAATGTTGATTAAATTCTTGAAGAATTTTTTCTTCTGCTTTTTTAGCATCATGAACCTTCATAAAATATTCAATAAAATAATCATCACCTAATTTACCATATCCATTTAATCTATCTTTAATTTTTGGTTGTTCAGTCATTCCAACTTTATAAACATTAATATTTTTTAATTTATATTTGGCTAATTGAATTAAATAAATAAAACCCATTGTATATAAATAATATAATAATGAAATATTTAAATCATTTTTTTTATATTATATATAAAATGAACTTATATAAAGATTTTCTTTTTATATTATATAGATGCCAAGACATGATATTTATGATAAATTTGATGATGAAGATGTATTTATTCAAATGCAATATGAAATTGAAAATCTTAAACAACAAATAAGACAATTAAAAGAATTTGGTGAAATACAAGTTTCAATTAATTCAAAACAAGCAAGACAGATAAGACAATTAGTATTAGAAAATGAAAAATTAAATCAATATATTAAAGATAATTAAATTACTTGTTTCATTTTATCACTATGAATAATAACTTTACGATTATTATCCATTATTTCATATTTATCAACTTCTTTTTTATAAGGTTTAATCTCACGTAATCCATTCACAATGACTGGTTTACGTATATTTGGATATTTACCTTCAAATTTTTTATTAAACATTTGAATTACATCTAAATCAATAGATGGACTACTTTCCATTAAATTGTCATATTCTGCTCTCATAATCTTTAAATAATCTCTACAAGGTTTTCTTTTCTTATAATGTAATGATAATTCAATTTCAATATTTCGACTTAATTTAGCCCATGCTAAAGCAGATATACGATGTCCTTCATACACTTCAGAATATCTCAGAAATGATAATAATGTTCCTAATATACCACATAGCAGATTCAATGAACCAACACCTGCAGAAAAACCACTTTGATAATCTTTTGGAATATAAGAATCTATTGCAAAATTTGCAGTTCCTGTTAATGTGCTCAGGACTATAATTGGAATTTGAAAATGATGATATTTAGCCAAATATTTTCTCTGACTAAAAGAATGTAAATATTGATAGCATAAAGCAACTTCACCAAATTCAGATAATAACCCTTCTATTTCTTCACTCCATTCTTCTAATTCATCGTCATTAATTAGTCGTGGAGTTTTTAAATCTAATGATGCCATATAAACTTTTTTAGAAAAAAAGTTTTAACAAAAAACATTATAATTATTAATATTTTTCTGTAAGTTCTTTTTCTAAAATAACTATATAATGGAAAATCAAAAAATGGCTTCTTCAAACAATGAATTATTAAAAGAAATTCTTGAAAGACTTGATAATATGAATTCATCAATTTCATCTTTACAAAATGATGTAACAAATATTAAAAAAGCAGTTTCAGATAAAGATATTTCTTTTGTTGAATATGAAGAAGAAAAAAAAGAATCCACAAAAGGTTGGTTTTTCAATTAATAAAATAAAATTGACCATTTCTACCAACTTCAATATTATTTAATTCTTCTAATTCTTCAGGTGTAAAAGGTTCTTCATCTGATTCATCTTCTGTGAAAACATCTGAATATTCAGAATCACTATCATCATATAAATCATATAAGAATTCTAATTGTTCAATAAGGCTCAATATATATTCTTGTTCATTTTCAATATTACGAGTATTTATATATGCTTGTATAATTTCAATTAAAGACATTATATAAACTTTTTAGAAAAAAGTTTAATCAAAAAAACCATCAAAAAAAAACATCAAAAAAACCATCATAATAATTATTTTGATTCTTTTTCCATTTTCTTTTTGCCACCTTCTTTTTTAGCAGGTTCTGCACCTCCTTTCTTATATGTTGCCTTAGCATCAGTCATTGCCTGTTTGTAAGAATATTTTTCATCCTTCTTACGTCCAGCATCAAAAGTCTTTTTAACATGGTCAGTCCAAGCACTCATTATATTATTAACAATTATTTTATTTTTTATTTTTATTTTGTAAAATTTGACTTAAAATATTTAAGTCTGCCAAATTCTTGGTTTTTTGAACTTTATAAATAACAGAACTATCACTATTTACATTAGCATAACTACCATCAGGATCATGAACACTCGTTTCTATTTTAGTTAATGTAATTGGTTTTGTGATTGTAAAATCGATTGCATTAGCTGTGAAGAAGAAGAAGTCACCACCACTATATTGTTTGTCAACAATGGCTGCAACGTTGAAGTTCTGTCCACTATCACGAGAACCAATAAGTGAATTTTTATCAACTAAATTTGTTTTTAATAAATAATAAGGTCGTAACATTCTCCGTGGTAAATTTTTAGCAACTACTTTAATACTATTTTGAGCAATAGTAATTGGTGAAAAATAATTGTCTGCTCGATTGTTTATATCACCATGAGTAATAGCACACGTTGTTGCTATTTGTTGTGTATACATCGTAGCACCATATTCATTCTGAATATATGCCGAAAAATCCTTACTTGTTATTTCAGCATTAGTAGTAACTTTATTTAATGTTTTAATTGTATTATTATCAAATCTATTATTTGAAAGTGTATTTGAAGCAGTTAAAGGACTATTAAATTGAGAATTTGTAAAACCCAATACAGACCATAATCCTTCATCTGTATCAAATCCAAAATCACTGATAAATATTCCTGAATAACTATCATATATTGTCCAAGGTTCTAAATTTAAATTTAATTGTGTATATTTAAATGCTTTTGTTCCACCATCATGTGCTTTTTTATTAATATAAGGTATTAAATCAGTTGTATATACATAATAATTATCAGTTGGATTCATTTTATATACATAAGCCCCAGCAACTTCACTCCCCAAATCAGGATTATCATTATTAAGACCTGCTTGATACCATTGTTGTCCTCTTAACATTGAATGTAATTGACTTATTTTAAATCTACTGGCAACAGTATCATATTCTATTAACGGAGTTTGTGCACCTATATAAACTTGTGATAATCTAGCTGTTAAATCCTGAACATCATAAGTTTCTGAATTCTGCACTTGATAACCAAATTGAATATTATTATCAGCACTAGTATAATTATAACCTGAAAAAGGTATTACAGCAAGAGTTCCCCAAGCCTGAAATCCAAAATCAAATCCAATTCTTCTGCCCGAAAGTATTTGTGGCCCACTACCCGAATCTTGAAAAAAGAATTGAGGTATTCCACCACAAGATGCAGGATAAACTACAATATTTCCATTAGAATCTTTACCTAAACAACCATAACTTAATTTATCAGGTGAAGGTTCTTCATAAAAAATATCACGTGATTTAGAATCATATTTAAAAAATAATGGTGGTGCTTCCCAAATAGTTCCACTACCATTTGGTTGTATGTTATCACCACCTAGATAATACTCACCTATTATTGATAAATATTTTGCATTTTCAAAAAAATTTAAATGTAACCATCTTGAAGTTTCAAAATTTATTTTTGTTTTATCATAATCTTGACCAGCAAAAAAACCTCGTGGATTGATATTATCCCATAATTCAGGATATAACTCACATGCTTTAAAAAAATCACCAAATTTAGCACAATTATTTTCATTATATGTAACATCTATAACTAATGGTTCAGTTAAACGATTAGCAACTAAAATAGTATAATAAACACCAAAACCTAACCAAGGTAAAGCACCATGTGGTAAATTTCTTCCTGCTGTTTGTATTTCAGGTCGTTTATGTCCAACATATTGAAATGAACTTAAATAATCATAAGAATTTTGACTTGTAAGTAATGCTAATGAAGCACTAACAAATGAAGTATAATTATTAAGACTCATATTACCAAGACTTCCTGCATTAAAAGGTTTATAAGTTTTAGTTTCAATTGTGGTAATTACTCTCTCATAAGTATCTAAACCAGCATCAACAAGTTTAACAGTAAAAGTATTTTGTTTAATTGGAATTGTTAATTGATTAGTTAATTCTTCAGCAACATTCTGTGCTGAATTAAAACCATCATTTACTTCTAAATCAATTAATTCTGAATATTCATTATATGTCCAAAAAGCAGGATTTCGTGGAAGTCCTCCATATACATAAGGATCTAATTCAATATTATCAAATCTCATCCACATATTAGTTACATCTTCAAATCCTTCTTTAGTAAAAGTAAAATCAGCATCTTTATCAAATACTGATGTATCACGAGCAAAAATAGTAAATCTTGTATTATTTATTTTATGTTTAAAAATTTCTTCATTTTTATAATACTGTTTATAATCAGCATCTACTATTATTTTTCTAGAATTATAAGGTAAACCATTCTCAACTTCATCAATTTGTGTAAAATTAACAGGTCCATCATCAACAAGATGTCTACCAGCATAACGACGAGGTAATTGAAGAGTATTCTGACCCATACTATTTAAATAATAACCAATTTTAATAGTTGCCTTATTATCATATAATTCTTTTGTAATTTGTTCATCTCTAATAATAGTTCTTTTATATCCATTAATTCTTTTATTTATTTCATTTTCTTCATAAGGTAATGTATTTGAAACATTACTAACTGTGAATGTTTTTTCTTTTGCTAGAGAAGAACCTTTAAATTCAATTGTATCACCCCCAGCCCCGATTTCACTGATATATCCTGAATGAACCGAAATGGTATCTCCAACGTCTAATTGAATACCACTTCCAAGTTTATTACTCCATAAAGCAGGATTGCTGTTATTTCCTGATTTATATTCTTCTGAATGAAGTCTATTGCATTCTAATAATTGTGTATCTAAATATTGTGACATTATATAAATATAATAAATATTTTAAAAAAAAGATTTTTTCACTAGAAAAGATTTATTCAAATTCAACCTCAGTAATACCATTAGTGATTGTAACAGTTCGAAGGACACCAATCCAAGCACGAAGAGTTCCAGTTCCAACAAATGAAGGACTATTTTCATATTTAGCAATTAACTGTAATCCGACCGAGTTCACCCTTTCACCCTTGTTGAGATTAGCCCCACAATAGAAGAAGTTTTCAGCAAGGTTGTCCTTAGGGTCATATTTTTCAAATTTAGCAAGAGTATTATCAGCAAGACCAGTAGATTGAGGAGCATATTCAGCCCGTGTAACATATGGAATACCACCTTCAGCATACATTAAGTTATGGAAGTGTTTACCAAAATTGACTTGGTCTAATGGATATAAGAATTCATCATTATATTTAATATTCGATGTGAAAGTTCCAGCACCTGTAACCGACACACCACGATATTTATTCATAAGAGAACCATCTGATATAAGAGAAGCACTTCCTTCATCAGTAAGGCACCACAACACATTCTGAACCATACGACCAGCACCTCCAAGATTTCTCTGAATGTCCTGAGCCTGAGCCTGAGTAACAGCCGTTTTAGTTAACTGATAATCAAGGTAAGTAAAAGCAATATTATTATTCGATTGTCTCAGTTGCTCCATGATTTCCCCATCATAAACAATTATGTCTTGCAAGAGTTTACATTCAGTCTGAAGAATACTAAATGTTTTACCAAAATTAGTTTCACTAGCATTACATACAACACGGAAGGGGTCTTGTTCAAATGTTAAATCAACATGAATACTTTCCTGCATTAAATATAAAGGTAACTGATGACCTGCCTCAAAAAATGGAAATAGGTCTCTCATATCAATCATAAAAGTTGGTTTAGTAGATATTAACTGAAATAATTTAACATCAGTTTCTTGCACTAATGCATTCATTTTTGGATATTGTCCATAAGATAGAGTATATTTTGATGCTTCAGAATCACTATTCGATGCACTAGAAGCATTCGAGGTTTTGTAAGCAAATTCGTGATTCATACAACGAGAAGACATATAAACTTCACGTTCTTTATTATTTTGGCTAGTAATAAATGCTGATTTCATAGCATGAAGATGATTCCAGTCATCTGTTTCACATATTGTTTTTCCACCTACTTTAAGGGTGGCACGTTTAATGAGTGTTCCAATACCCACGTGAGGAGGGAAGAATGCACGAGTAACCGATGCATTAGTATCAATACCTAGAACTAATTTACTTGAATGATTTAATATACCTTCAGGCTTTAAGGTAAAACGGCAACCTGATTCTGAAAAAGTAACAGGTTCTAATACCTCAGTATATGTTTCACCTTCAGTAGTAGTGGATAAACTTCCAGTTTTTAGAATTTCAGGAATATTTGACATTTTATATTATAATAAAATATAAAATTTTAAAAAAAAATAAATAAAAAAAGACAATTAATTATTTACGATATAACCTGCAAACCATCTTTATTAAATACTAATGTATTTTTATTAACAGCAAAAATAAATAATGCTTGTGGTTCATCAGAAGTTAAAAGTGAATCTAATTCAAGACCCCACTGAACATTCGAGAAATCAGCAGTTCCACTTCCAATTTGGTCATAAGTTACACCAAGACCTTGAACAACTCCACCATCAGCAACCTTTCCATACGATGTAACAGCACCAGTATAATTTCTATTAGAAGTAGTCGACGATAAATAAGATTCAGGATTAACATTAGTCCATTTGGCAATAGCATTAACATAATTACGAGTAATTTCAGGATCATTAACATTAGTATTTGCCGAGCTTCTAAGATTGCTATCAATTACGAATTCACGAGGATAACGAACACCAGCACGAGTGTTAGTCTGAGAACGAAAGCCACCCTGAGAATTATCAGTGTTGATAAAACCTAGTGTAGCCATAGAATCATAAGCCAAGTTATTGAGATATCTAGCAGGTATCATGTTAACAAAAACACTCTTAACCTTAGATAAGCCTAGTGAGAAATTAACAATACCGTTTCCACTGTTAATTGTTGCATACTGAGACGAGATAGAATTGTATTCAAGAGTTCCACTACCTAGTCTCATCAACTGAGACAATTGGTCAGGAGGAGGAACTTCAAGTTCACACGATAATCTTAAATCAGAAAGTTCATACCAGCAATCAACAATGCTAGTAGTAGTTCCAGTGTTAGAGTAGAAAATAGAAGAGTCCGGAGCAAGCATAATAGTGAATTCTAAACCACCAATTCCATAATCACCACTAAGTGGAATAGAACCAGTTCCATTTAATAAACCAGTTGGAATGTGAATACAGAAATCCTGTCCAATATCACTAAGTGAATCAGTTCTTACTACTTCCCAGTTAGGCATAATCAAACCAGCAGTATTAAGGTGACTTATTCCATCCTGCTTTCCAGCAGTAACCGATAAATACGAGGACATCATACGATTCATATCACGAATATGTTCTATGGTGGCTTTATTTTTGTTGCTTCTAAGAATAATTTGGTCAAGAATGGCATATACACCAAGACGACCATTAATTGCCTGAGTAGCATGAGGGGCAGCCTTTGCAGCAGTTGAATAAGCATGGAATCGTCCACTAATACGAACTGTTTTACCTAATAGAAAAGCATTCTGTTCACCGACTATAAAGGTAACCTGAGGATTTCCATTCTTGTAAGATATTTTACCATCACTTGGATTATTTTGAGGTCTTACTTCAATATAACGATTAGACATTTTATATAATCATTAAATAAAAAAATAATAATAAAAAATAAAATTTATATTTTAAAAGATTCAATAATAAGTTGTTTTAATTCATCAGATAATTTTGCATCAGCAATAATATTATCATCAGTATTAAATTTATCTTTATTAATTGTATTATTATTATGACATATACAAGATAACATATATCTACATTCTAATAATTTAATACATCTATCATTATGATAATCAATTAATTTAGATCCTTCACCTTGTGAATTTTTAGTATAACCACCTGATGCTCTCCAATGTTTCTTTGTCATCATCATCCCACTTTCATGTATCTGTCTTTTACTTTGACATTGAATAGCAGTGAATTTAAAATTATCATTAATATAACAGAATATCATTTGATTTGTTCCAACTAAACTAATTTGTTTTTCAGATTTTAAATTATTATAACAATATGAAATAATTGATTCATTATAAATATCATCATCATCAAAATTAATAACTATTTTACTTGTGGAACTTTTAACTAAATTATTTCTTTTAATTCCAATCTCTCTTTTATTTTTAAAATACATATAATTTAATTTAATTGGTTTCAATTTATTTCTAACATATTCTAATTTATCATCAGGAATAAATTTATCTTGACCATCATCGTCAATAACTACTTCTAATAATTCATGAGGATAATCTTGACATTTAATATTGGCTAAATAAAATTCTAATAAATGAGGTCTATTATAAGTAGGTGTTAAAATACTAATTCTATCCATATATAATTTAAAAAGAAAAAAACTAAAAAATTTAATCTATTGTAAAATAAATGACATTAATAGAAGATTATTTATTAAATGAATATAAATCAAATCCTAAAATGCATCGTAAGATTTATTACCATAAAAACAAAGATAAACTATTAGCATATAATAATAAAAGATATGCAAACAGATATAATAAATTGAATTCAATAAAAATCAATTGGGGTCATTTTTATATTATATTAAAATGATATTTTCATATGAAAAAGTATCTTTTCATAACAAAAATGATATTTTCATATAAAATAGTATCTTTTGATATAAAAAAACTATAAAATATCATTATTTATAAACAAAATTTAAATTTTTTGTGGAAATAATAATTTTGTTTAGTTTTTATGGATATTTTAGATTAAAAAAGTATCTTTTGATATTATTTTATGGAAAAGTATCATTTTTATTGGATATTTTTATATATTATAATATCATTTTTATATAATATAAAAATAAAAGCATATAAAGATAAAATATAATATATATATATAATATAAAAATGAAAATCTTTCAAAATCTGCCAAATGAATTAATTATTAAAATCCTTGTTGAAAGGAAAAATATTAAAACTAATGATAGATATAAGAGACAATATAATAAAGTTATGATGCAATTAAAAGAATCATCTGATTATATTAGACAGAATACTAAATTATCTCTTATTCAATGTTTAACTCCTGCTTATGATTATGATAGTGATGATGAAGAAATTCAATATGATAGTTGTTCTGTTGATAGAAATGTAATGAATTATTTTTATAATAATGTCATTTTATCAATTGCTTAATCTTTGAAATAACATATTCTTTTTAAAAAATATTATATTAATATATAATGTTTATTCATAAATCGTTTTCAGTCTCTGAATTGATTGACATTATTGAAATCTTTGAAATGGATATTCTTGATTATAAAGAATTTTATAAAAAGGGCTTAATATTCTATATTGAATTATATATTCAAAATCACCGACCAATTAATTTTAATAATCAATATTTTAATTTTAAAACTTATTTTGATTTAGTAAATTATTTGAATCAACCAAATGATAAATTTAAATTATCAATTGAAAAGAAAAAAGAAATAAATGATAATGCAAAAAAGATATTAAAATATTGTAAAGAATATAGAAATGATAATTTTGAATATTATTTTAAATTAGCAGAATCTATTTCAACTTATGGTGATTTACCTTCTGTTAGAAAATCAATTATTGCTATTAATAGATATGCCAATAAACCATATCCAATAAAATATGAAAATAGTGTTTTTTATCTGAAGCATGTAAAGCAACGAAAATATTTGAAAAATAAATTTGATAATTTTAAAATTAATAAAAAAAATAATTATATTAATTTAAATTAATTAGTTTTTTTTTTAGAAATTTTTTTATTTATATAATATATAGATGAAAGGATATATTTATGCATTAATTGATAATGACAATTATGAAATATATATTGGTTCAACAATTCAAGATATTAAACAAAGATATGAAAAACATATGACGGATTTAAGGATGTTTTTAGGATTAACAAATAAAGGATCTAGAAATTATAGAAAGTCCTTTGATATATTATATTGTGATAATTATAAAATTGTATGTATTCATGAATTAGATAATATTGATAAATACGATTTAAAATTATTTGAATCAATGTATATGATTAAATTTAAAAATCAAGGATTAAAGATTATTAATGAATTTCTTTCTTGTAAAGATGCTAAAAGAACTGATTATAGGAATTTTGGATTAAAAGAAATAGATTTTAGTTCTCCTTCTCTTTTTCCTCCTTCTCCTCTGTCTGCTTAATATAGACTTTGTCCATTGTTGAGACTGAATGTCCTGTTATATGAGAAAGTTCTTGTTTCTCTTTATTTAATTCACCAAATTTATCTGACAATATTATTTTTCTTAATAATGTTGTTGAGATATTTTTATCTAAATATTTCTTTGATATTTTTTGTAGAAATTGTGTAAAATAATTTCTTGAGACCTTCTCACCTTTTCTTGTTGTTATTAAATATTTAAATGGTCTTTGTTTTGCAACATATTGCTTATATGTATACATTAATTCTTGTGGAATTGGAATTACTTTTTCTTTATACTTTTTATTAGTCTTATAATTATTTAATGATAAAAAATATGTTTTACCTTTTCCACTTTGTAGAACTAAAAAGTTTTTATTCTCTTTTTCTTTATCATCCATTTCATTATATTCATATTTAGTTATTATTTCAACATCTGCTAAATCATTCCTTAATGGTAATGCTAAATATGAACTAAATAAAAAATAACCATCATATAGTTCTTTATCTTCTTTTGAAAATTTCTCTAAGGGCTTTTTATGTAATTTTTTTAATGTTATTTCTTTTTTCATTTTAATTATCATATCTTTCAATTCTGATAATTCAACAAAATTCTTTTTATCTTTTTCTGTCATCTGACCACTTGATTGAATTTTATCATATCTATCATTTAATTCATCTCTTTCTGATTCATATTTTCTTAATATTTTTGGTTGTGCCTTTTCTGCTTGTAATAATACAATAATTGAATTATAATAATTTCTTTTTGTATTATCTGATTTGTCTTCTAATTTCTTTTGTATTTCTTCAAATTTTAAAAGGGGTTTATAGTCTTTTGAATCACCTAATATTTTTTTTAAATTTTGAGTATACATTTTTAAAGATGATTCTTTAATATTCGGTCTAGCATCGGAAATGATTTTTTTAAAATCCATATAATATATAAAAAGAAAATAATTTTAGTTTTTTAAAAGAATATTTATACAACTACCATAACCGATTCATTCTTGATGACAAATCGTCTGACATGGAAGACATACATATTTACCAACTTATTCTTATCAGGTGCTGCTGATTCATTGTAATTAAGTTGCAGATTAAAGTCACGGCCACGTGCATCATAGACCATATTCTGCTGAATACCAAGAGTTCTACCAATAATGAAATTACGATTGTAAGCTTCAAATGATAATGGCTGAATAAATCCACTAGAAGAAAGTGCTTTTTCAACTTCCACGATATGCTGAGCAGAAATACTCTGTTTATTAGCAATTTTAGAAGTCTTAATTGGTCTCGATGGCTGGAGTCGTCCATTCAAAAACCAATTGTATTCAGAAAGTCTGTCACATAGACCTTCTAGACCACTACGGCAACTTCTCATATTTCCATCACCAGTTGCATCAGATATAAGATAAGTTCCTGAACCACTTATGGCATCTTTGGCTGCATAACGAGTGCTGTCAGTTAAACAAGCAATAACACTACGACAACGGCTGTTATTAACGGGAACCCGAATATTTGCCACTCGGTCACTTGCAAGGATAGAACTCTGATAATTCTGAACCGAAGTTACATCAATATTTATTACACCTGCCTGTTTCATTCTATTGATTAAATCGTTCTCATAATTGCTTCCCATGTTAACTTCTTTTACAACAAGTTTTACATCACTAACAGTGTATGTTGGATTGAATGATGTAGCACCAGCAATAGATGTATCAACAAGATAAAATTTCTCAGCTACAGGATCTACAGCCCCAGTGGCAACAAGTGAGGCACTAGTTGTAACCTTTACATAAGTGCTATCCATTTCTATCTGTTCTATTGTTCCTTCATTAAGGTCTGCATCAGCATATGTATCATTTACAAGTTTGAATTTCTGACCAACAACAAAAGGAAAGTTCTCAACCTTCCAGTTAGAATTAGAAGGTTCAATGAATACTTCAAGAGTATTAGAACCACTTCCAGCAAGAGAACCATTAACAGCACCTAATCCATTAACCTGAGGATTGGCTTCAATACGACGTTCTTTTGAACAAGTATCAAGCATTCTAAAAACATTAGTATTTGATTCAAGTTCCAGAGAAAGTGTCACACCCATCGTAAGCATATTTGGCCAGACCTTTTCTGAGGCAAATACTCCACAATGAATTGGAATAGTTATCTTGGCTTTCTGATAATAGTTAGCATTTGTAAAAGCAGTGTTTGTAGTAGCATCATCTACTTTCTTATAATAAGGATTTGATTTGTGATTGTTAAGAGAACTTTCAGAAGTTCCAAGAGTTCCACGGAGGTCAGGAATAGCATGAGTTGCCCCTTCAACAATACGTTTTCCTTTTACAGTGTCATTGGTTTCATAATCATATTTAATTGCAACCATTGTATTGTATGCTACTATTTGTTCTAATAACTGAGATTTATTTCCACTAAATAAGGAAAGGGTTCTAATAAGAACATTTCCACCTGTTTCAGCATCTAATTGAATACGTGCTAAATCACCAGCAGAATCACTAGGAAGTGCAATTTCAACATCAAATTCTAAATAGGAATCTTTTCCTACAAAGAATTTAGTGGTTGGTGGAACAAATATATCAATGATTTGTCCAGCAGAATATGAGAGACCATTGGTTGAAGAAATAGCCTTCTCGGTTTGTTCAATTGGAATAGTATCTTTTGTTTGCCAAATACTCATTTTATATATAAATATGAAATATATTTATTTTAAAAAAAAAATATAAAAAGTAAAGAAAAAAGAATATTAAAAAAGTTTTTTAAAAAGTTTTTATTGGGCTAGAATTGGTGCTTTTCCAGCATTTGACTGAACTTGCTCAAGGGCCTTTGTCTGCTGTTGTAATTGTGAAACTTGGTCATTACCTGCTTCTTGCTGTGCTTTCTCATCTCCTATGCCAGTAAATACACTTGATAATGCACTAATACCAGTTCCTACCACTTTTAATACACCTAATGCTGGTATTGCAGTTCCAACAATATCAAGACTAGAACCTAATATGCCACCAATATTACCAACTTTTTGTTCCCAGTCCATCTTTTGAAATTGACCATTTAAATCTGCTTCTATATCTGTTCCAATGGTGTAAGCATCACCTACTAAACCTAAACCTTTTGTTAATTTTGCAGCAGTTTCTCCTTCTATTCCTGCAGCATTCATTGCCTTCTGCATAATCCCACCTTCTTCAGAACTTGCAGGGGGTTCAGTTCCACTTGGGGGCTTAGGAACATTTTCACCAACATTTGTTGCTGCATTTTTTACTTTATCAGCAGTATCACGAACTTGTTGAATTGCTTGTGTTCCTTTTTCAACAGCATTCTGAATTTGTCCTCCTTTACTTGCTAAAAATGCTTGTGCAGAACTAACAGCAGCACTCCCTGCTATTGCACTTTTTATTGCATCTGCAGCACCAACCTCTGCCTCTCCTTCTGTAGTTGAACGTTTTGCTTCGGCAATACGTCCTGCCAGTTCATTATTAAATGCCGTAGCATCACGATTATATGCTTCAATTGCAGCAGTTCTCATATTACCTTGATTAACTGCACCACTTAACGAATATAAATCAACTGTCATTTTATATAATTATTCTATATTATTTTCTTCATTATTTTTTGAATTTTTATTAAATAATATTTTTGAACCTTCTGCTATTTTTTCTTCATGACATCTAAATGCTTCAGCAGGATTTTGAGATAATTTTAAATATAAAAAGCAATAAGGGGCATATCCAATTGCATAATCATATAATTGTTTAAATATTTTATCATCACCGAACATAGGAGCATATTCTTCAGCAATCTTTTCTAATTCTTTAGCATTAGACTGCTTCATAACAATAATATCTGTGGCATTGTTTCTGACAATTGGAGGGATTGCTTTGAATGATTGAGTAACATAAGCTAATAATTGAATATTGAAATGACGAAAACGAGAAGACAGCAGAGTTAAATCAGTATTTTTTCTAACAAATTCTTTAGTCAATATATCATCAGCAATTAAACATGTTGAAGGCATATCAGTTTTATCTCCATATTTTTTTTGTGATTCAATTAAATCTTTAATCATTTGGTCATCATAGTGATCTTCACAATCAAATAAATCGTTAAATATTTTACCTTTTGGGTCAGCATTCAATGTCGTTGAAATGATTTTATATTGGTCAAAAAAATCAGAACCAATAAAATCATCATTGGCTAGAAGGTTCAATAAATAATTTGATTTACCCTGTTTTACTGCACCACATATTAATAAACAACTTGGCAACTCCATTAAATTGGGATGTAATTCACGTGGCTGTTTACTTACAGGGTCTTTAACCTTTAATACTTTTGGAGTTTTTGATGCTTTTTTTGGCATTATATTTAATAGTTAGATTTTTATAATTAAATATAATTTATAATAATATAAATGTCTAAATTATGCAAACTTGCTGAAAAATATATATGTGATAAATGTCCTAAATATCATCATTATTATACAGAAGAATATCATAATATTTTAAAAGATAAAAAATACACTAAAATGTTAGAAATTGGTATTGGAACTAAGGAATTAATGACAGCATATACAAATGATAATTATCAAGAAGGTGCTTCTCTCTATATGTGGAAAGAATATTTTGAAAATTGTCAGGTTTATGGTTGTGATATTAAAAGTATTAAATTAAATAATATTGAAACTTTTGTTGTTGACCAATCTAATGAACAACAATTAGAAAATATGATGAATAATATTGGTAATTGTGATTTTATAATTGATGATGGTAGTCATATATTGCACCATCAAATAATTTCTTTTTTAACATTATGGAAATATACAAATGATATTTATATTATTGAAGATGTATATAAACAACATTTTAATATATTGGCACAATTAGAAAATGAAGTTCCAAATTGTAAATGTATTAAAACTTATATACATGAAAAAGATATTCAGGGGTTTGTATGTTTTAAAAGAATTTAAATATTTTATAATATTATATGAATCAACACTTTTATATTAATCTAAAAGAAAGACCTGAAAAAAATGCTTATACAATTACAGAATTAAAGAAACTTGGAATTAAGAAACCAAATAGATTTGAAGCCATTAAACATAAAATAGGATTAGTTGGTTGTGTCATGAGTCATATTGCTTGTTTAGAAAAAGCCAAAGAATTAAAATGGAATTATTGTATTATTTTTGAAGATGATATTAAAATTGAATCTAAAAATAAATTGATTGAAAAATTTAATAAATATATTAATTATGATTTTGATGTATTATATTTAGGGTGTTGGAATTGTTTACCTCCTATTCCTATTGAAAAAGATTTAAGTAAAGTTGTTAAAGCTTGGTGCACTCATGCTATGGTTGTTAAATCTCATTATTATGATACATTAATTGATAATTATAAAACAAGTTTAAAATATAAATTACAATATCCTAATGATAATAATTATAATATTGATGAATATTTAAAAATTTTACAACATAAAGATAAATGGTATTGTATAACACCTATACATATTACACAAAGAGATGGTTGGAGTGATACATTCAATTGTGATAGAAATTTAAGTGATACTATAAAAGTTATTCCTCAATCCCAGCAACTATTGAAATA